AATTTGGACTCCAAGGTGAAACCTTGATAAGTTAGTCCCACTCCCTTTTATTATTATAGTGTGTAACGTGGAGATGGATGCGCCGCTCGGTTCGCTACCGAAGAAAGAAGTAACATCCGCTAGCAATTTACTATTTTATTATGGAAGAATTTGATCTTGGTTATGACTTCTTTGAACTAACTAAAGAAGAAACAACTGATGAAGATTGGTTACCAACTTCTGCAATAAGAGAGGAACTCGATCCCGAAACTAAGAAACTATTGGCACAGTTCAAATAGTGTCACACAACCCCTCAACCGAGGGGTTTTTTCATGTATAATATTATTATCAGTCAAACGTGAATGAATCTTAGAACTCATCAAAAAGAAATCCTACAGATAATGAAGACCACACCTAAAGGTCAAATTATTGTACCTACTGGTGGTGGGAAGACTTTATGTATGATTAAAGATACTATTGAACAATTCAATAGAAATAGTGATCCTAAAACTATTGTAGTAGTTGCACCTCGCATATTACTTGCAGAACAATTATGTCAGAATTTTGTAAAACATATAGATGGTGTTGATATTTTACATGTACATAGTGGAGAAACAGATTACCCTAGTTCAACCAACTTTGAAGAGATTATTCAATGGTGGCATAACTCATATAATAATAATATCATATTTACTACATATCATTCTCTTAGAAGATTAAGAGAGTCTAATATTAATGTAGATACAATATATTTTGATGAAGCACATAATAGTGTTCAGAAGAACTTTGTAAAGGAAGTTGAGTTCTTCTCAAATCATACTACTAGATGTTATTTCTTTACTGCAACACCTAAACATTCTATCTCACCTAATAAGGTAGGAATGAATTATGAACCAATATTTGGTAAAGAAATAGTATCTGTTCCTGCTCCTGATCTTATTAAACAGGGATATATTATCCCTCCTAGAGTTAAATCAGTCAAATATTCTAACCACATTGGTGATAATCATGTCAGGGATAATGAGACACTAATTAATATCTTAGAGAATGAAGATAACATGGAGAAGGTGTTAGTTACTGCGAAATCTACTAGAGATATTAGTAACTTAATAACACAGACTGACTTCCAATTAAAGTGTCATGCTCTGAAATATAATGTTCTTTGGATAACATCTAAATTTGGTGCAATTATCAATGGAGTTAAAGTTTCCAGAGATAAGTTCTTCAAAATTATGAATGAATGGGGTGATAATCCTGATAAGAAATTTATCATGTTTCATCACTCAATTCTCTCTGAAGGTATTAGTGTTAGTGGATTAACTTCATGTATTCTTATGAGAAATCTTGATTATATTACAATGAGTCAAACTATTGGTAGAGTAATCAGACTACATAAAGAGGACATCAAGAATATTGATAATGGTGATTTGAAACCTTGTAATTTTGATAGTTACAAGAAACCATTTGGAAAGATGTTTGTACCAGTATATAATAATGTTGGTATAAGTACAGAGAGAAGATTACAAACTGTTGTGGATACTATCTTTAATAAAGGAGAACCCGCTATTAGTGTTGTAAGGAAATGACAGTTACGAAACCGTCATACTTCTTGTCCATCCTCTACATTATGTGTTAAACTAAATTATGTCAAGTCTCAAAACTGTGAAGACCAAAACCAAAAGAGTTTGTGTAACTCCATTAACAATTAAGGCGAAGAATCGCTTTATTACATATATGGATAGATTCCATACATGTACTGTTGAGAATCAACAAACTAAGGATGGTATTAAATACTTTCAACTCAAAGCATTGACTAGAGAGTATTATTTTTGGATTCCTAGTAATGGTGATGAAAACTGGAAGATAGAATGATGAATGATGATAATAGTAATGTAATTTGGTTTAGTTGTGCTATTGCAACTGCAATAATATTAACAGTATTTGTTAATATGAACCAGTCAGATTATAGTGGTAATAATTATACCAAAGAAGAAACACTCTTTAGATTACAACAACGTCCCTCTAAATTCATTAAATAAAATGAGACAAATTGATCGCATCCGTAACACCTGCATTAATACTGTAGAAACACAATATGCAAGTCGAATGGATAAATTAGTAAATGAATTGAGACTAGAAGATGCTGAAGCAATACTGTCAGAAATGGCGGTTGATGATGATACATCACAATGGTATTTCATGGATGATATTACTAATTGGAATCTTGATGAGTTACCATTAGATCAAATAGTATGGGAGGATCAAGAATAATGTGAATAAAGATGATAAACGACTTCAAAAAGAGTTGGAGTCAATGGTTTATCCTCTTAAAAGTCATTTGAAATACCTAAGTAAATTAAAGAAAGATCTTAAGTATGGAAGAGCAACACCAATGAGAAAAAGAGATTTGAAAAATAGAAAGAAGAAGAAATGAATCTAATTGCAACTGCACCTATCTTTCAACTAAACATTCACAAGTATAGTGTATCTAATTGGGATGATAAGAAACCCAAACTACTACAATTACTTGACTTCTCTAATGATGATGTGTTACAATCTGAAGTACAGAGTGATTTCTTTACAGGAAAAGGTAATCCAAGTTATTTTGATGACTGGATAGACATTCTTAAAGATGATTTTAATGACATCTTTAATCAAGGTCATGTTATAGCACCTTCACCCAATAATAACCCAGTTGATGTTAATCAAAGAGAACATTTACTATGTACTCCTAAACAACAACAATGGCAATTATGGTCACAAAGTTATAACGAAGGACACTATCATAGTGTTCATAATCATGGTGTGGGATATATTTCATGTTGTTTATATGTTGAGTTTGATAAAACAGAACATAAAGCAACGAAGTTTTATTCACCATTTCTTGATCCCATGACTGGGTTTAGTCAAGAAACTATCCCTGAAGTTGATGAAGGAGATATATTATTATTTCCTTCAACGCTTCTACATGAGGCAACGATTAACACATCTAAAGTTAAGCGAACTGTTATGGCATTTAACATACCATTAAGATAATGTACAACCTTAATTTGCAACTAACTAACAAACAATATAATCTTCTAAGTGAAGCATTATTCTTCTATTCTGAAGAGAAAGAAGATACTAACATAGAAGAATTACAAGATCTATTTGATACTGGAAGTAAGAAAATAGAGTCTAACAAAAGAAAGCAAAATCAACAGGTTACTTAGGACACCTTACAAAGTGTCACAAGACCACTTGAGTTTCATGGGATTCTGTGTCATACTATAAGTATGATAAACAAACATCTCGAACATCCTGAAGATTCTATCCTTAATCAAGGTAAGGAAGGTGCATTGAATATCCTTAACTTTCTTAAGGATAAGAGTAGTGAGTTATCCGTCAAGTATGATGGTGCTCCTGCGGTTGTTTGGGGAATTAACCCAGAAAATGATAAGTTTTTTGTAGGTACGAAGAGTGTATTTAATAAGGTAAAGATTAAGATAAATTATACACATTATGATATAGAAGTACATCATGGAGATACACCTAATGTTGCATCAATCCTTCACCTATGTTTAGAGAAACTACCAAGAGTTAAAGGTGTTTATCAAGGTGATTTCATAGGATTTGGTGGTGGTAGTGTATATACTCCAAATACAATTACATATAGTTTCCCTGATAATGTAGAGGAAGATATAGTATTTGCATCACATACTTCATATCATGGTGATACTATTAAAGATATGATTGCAGAGTTTAATTATAAAGATGCAGTTGCAGAAGAGGTTAAATTCTTATCAACGGATGCGAAGATTACATACAGAGATATTAAATTAGATTTACTCATTAGTCTTGCACAAACCGCAGTAAGATTTGTTAAGTTCCCTGATAAGAAAGAAGGTGAAGTTATCAAGACTATTGTTAATAAATTCATCAGAGAACAAAGAGAATTGAATCCAAATGATCTTGCAAAAGAGACAGGATTTCATGCAAATCTATTTTATTTGTATAACTTTGTTCGTGAGATTAAACTTATATTAATGGTAGGTATTGAGACATTTGAAGATGTTCAATGTTACATTGGTGATGCAGAATGTAGTCACGAAGGTTATGTTATGACCAACGATTACGGTACTTATAAGTTAGTTAATAGAAAACAGTTTAGTTATGCAAACTTTACTGTAAAACAGGACTGGAAGAGATAGATCATGTGACACTTCTTAAAGTGTCCATCTTTTCCCCCAAACCACTCAAAATGATGTATTATTAAAGAGTGGTCAGGAGATCGTTAGGATCTCTACCCTTAATTAGACTCAGTAAATGAGTTAGGATAGGGTGAAGCACCATTTCTGGTGATTCTTCGATTTCTCCGCCACCTCCCAATTCTTTATAACAATGACAGCATTATCTGAAGAAACCATTGCTAAACTTGCAGAGGCATTAGTTCCTGAAGTTATAGCATACATTGAGGATGATTTTCCTCGGTTAAATGAATTTTTAATCGAAGTAATTGGTGATGCAGTTTGTGATAGATTAGGTAACAAGAATCCTGATGGAACTTGTACCTTTGACAGTGAAATTTCAATGGATTTGGTTGTAGCAATCGCAGAGAGAATCTCTATCCGACCTACAAACAATCTAATGGAATCTGATCCTGCAAACTTATAATTAATTAGACTAATTAGTCCTATCAAATGACTATAAACTGGGTATTGTTCTTCATTTTATTATTACAATGTCAGTCGTAAATGCACCTGAATTTGCACAAGAAGATCTACTATTCTCATTGGAAGATGCACAAACTGGTGCAGAATTACTTGAGGTAATTGATGCTTTTGTGGAGGGTAATTCATAATCTAGGATAATAAATAGGGGTTGGAATCTAGTTTGACATTGAAGCAAACACATGACGATTCTGTAAAATACTAAGGAGAATCCCCTCCTTTTTTCACTTACTAATTAGAACAAACA